ATGACCACCGCCTCAACCGCCACCCCCAAGCATGTAAGCGGCACGATCAGGACGCTGGAGTGGGTGCGCGCCGACTTGAGTTGCTGGGGCGAGAACGCTTCGGCTGGCCTGATAAAGTACAATCTCACATGGACCTACCGAGACGACCCGGAAGTGTGGTTCCGCGTGATCAGGTACCCGGACTGCAAGGTGATCTATGAAGGCGGCAACGAAGATGCGGCGTATGCAGCCGCTCAGGCCGATTACGAGGACCGCATCCTCGCCGCGATCCAGGCCGACCCCGAGCCGCAGCCGGTGGCGTGCAAAACGTGCAGCGACTTTGGCCTCCATGAGCACGCCCTCCAACCCTGCCGTGACTGCACCCAGTCCAGCGCGGGCACGGTGAGCGTCGAGGCGGCGGCGCGGGTCAAAATCGCGCTGAACGAAATCCGAGAATTGAACATGACGGCCACCGATGGGGACCGCCACCGATGGGCGAACTCCGATCTGATTGACCAGACTGTAACGGAGGGGCTTGTCGCCCTGCGCGCACTGGCGGGGGAGCGGGGATGAGCGGGATTGCAGAGCCGTATCGAACCTTGTTCCGCAACGCCAAGATTCAGGCTGCGATCAGGGAGGCCTCGCAGCCGCACTATTCGCGGATCATGGGCCTGTACATAAATGACGAGCATACGCCCATGACCCGCGAAGATGTTGCCCGTGATTTTGGCGAAGATGCTGCAGACAAATGGGAAGGCATCAGAACCGCAATTTCCGATTTTCTGGACGCCACAAAATGACCGCGCCCGCCCGCTACGGCAACCGACGCGTCCCGAAGATGTACGCCGAGATCAACGCCCTTCGCCGCGCCATTGCGGCCGAGGGTTCACCGGCCATCCAAGAGGCATGGGCCAAGGTCGAGGAACATATCGACTTCGCCTATGGCCGGGTGGGCGCAGGGGACAATGAGGGGGAGCGGGGATGATATGGCCGCTTTGGACTGTGGGTGCGATCATCAGCCTTGCTGACGCAGCGAACTGCATCCGTCTCGGCCATCAGGATTGGGTCATACCAACGTTTGTGGCCGCATACTGCGCCGCAATGGTTCGCCCCTGACCCACGCGCCGGGCGGGATCACCGCTGCGGCGGTAAATAAAACGACAAAACGGCAGGGGTCACACCCTGCCGCTTCGCCTTCCGGCTACTAATAAATGGCGGTGCCAGCCTCCCCCGAGGGGCAAGACCTTGTCCGCGCAACTTCACCGAAAATTCAGGCGATCAGCGTCGCTGATCCTGCTTGCCCTGATCCTTGTGCTGGTCGCGTTGCTCAGACTGATCTTGTTTCTGATCAGACGAACGACCTTCCCGAGGTGCCTCGTCGCCGGGCTTCGGGGTTTTCGGATCATTGCTGTTGTTGGCTTGGTCGTTGGGGTTCACTTGGGACCCTCCATATGTCCACGGCGGGATACGCCTTGGATGATATCTATATGGGACTCTGTTGAAGGTTTACCTAACCGTAACCGACGACATTCGTGCAGACCGCTGTTGTTGCACGAAAGAATGTGAGCATTTTCGTTTCGGCAGTGTTCCAGAGCATAGGCAATCTTACCAGTATCCACAGCTGAAATTCGGCGGTATTGCGGTATTTAGATACGCGCAAAGTGACCAGTTTTCATGTTTCTTGGCGCGGGCAAACACCTCCCTCGGCTGTCTGCCCGCGCTACTATTACCTCCGCCTCTGTGGCTTGGTGAGAAACACATCGGTTGCAAGCTTCCTGATCATCTCCAGTCCTTCATCCAGCGTGTCGGCTAGGCCGCTCGATGCCGGATGCGTCTGGACTGCCCAGCCCCATTTATCTGGCCCATATGGCATCAGCACCACATGGACGCGACCCACAACCAGCCGGTCTCGCGTAATCGTGCGATCTGTGTCGTGGCTGTGGTCGGGCCATGTCGGATGATGGAGCCAGCTGGGCATAGTCGGAACATAATGAGAACTCGCGATTCGACAAGCGCCGAATCAGGCCCCTGCTCGCTTCAGCGCCTCGGCCAGCCGGTCACGCCCGGTCGCCTCATCCAGCGCCGTTTGCAGCTTGGAGCGCAACATGGCCTCCAACTGCTGCTGTGATGGGCCAAGCTTGCGGATCGCCCCCGGCACTGAGTTGCGCACATAGCCCAGCCCGCGCGTGATTGCTGCGTCAGGGATGGCGATGCCGGGATGGCGTTGTGCTGTGTCCAGCACCAGCCCGACAGCGGTATCCAGCGCCTTGTGCAGCGCGAGCCGGTGTTTTTCCTCGATCTCGACACGCCAGCGCTCCGGCATGAGGCGCATCAGCCATGCGATGACGGCCAGCGCGCCCCAGAGAAGCGCGTCAACGATGATGGGCTGCACGGCCCCTTGGATGAAGTCGAATGCCATGGGTTACCTCGTGAGGAAGAATGCGGCAGCGGCGGCGATGGCCAGGGCAATGCCGATGAAGCCCGGCGCGGCGGGCGATGTGGTGGGGGTGGTGACCGGCGCGGCAGGCTTGCTGGCGGCCATGGCGGTCGCAACCTCACGGATGCTCTCGACGCGGGCCGTCCAGCCCTTGCCGTAGCGCGGCCACGTCTTGAGCGTGCGCAGAAACGCCAGACGCAGATCGCACGCCCGGTCGATCACGGCGACAGGATGCGCGGCGCGGGCTGCTGCAATGGTCTTGGGGCCGATCTTTCCATCATCGGGCACCCCAAGCGCCTGTTGCAGCCATTTCGCGCCGCGCGACACGCCGCTGTTGACGGCAGGGTCGAAAGCCAAGAGGTCGAGGCCTGCAGGCAGGCTGTCACCTGACACCGCGTCCCAGAAGTCGCGCCGGTAGATCTGCGCGGCACGGGCGCGGGTCATTCCCTTGATATTTTCCTCAGGATACGACCGCTTACTGATCCCGAAATTGGTCTCGCCACCGGGGTCGGCTGGGTCGTCGGCGTAGCCCCCTTCATGCAGAAAGACCTGCGTCATGCAGGCATCGAAGTTGTCCTTCATGCTTCACCTATGGAAAAGCCCGCGACAAGGCGGGCGGATGAGGGTATATTGGAAGGATGTTCAGTTCAGTTTTCAGCAGCTTGGCCGCACAGGCTTTCGGGTGGCTTCCATCTCGGGCAATGCCGCCCGAATTGCCCCCAGAACAGCCCGGCACTGCATGGGTGCCTGCCGCAGCCGTAAATCCGTACATCAACGTGCATCGCCGCAGGTTCCGAACTGACAAAGGCCGGGTCGGCATTTACTACGGTCGCGATTTCGTACCCGAAGGCGACCGCATTACGCACTGGCGGGCCTAGCGCGGCGGCTGCGTCCGGTCGCTCCAGTGCTGCACCGGAATGCCGTAGGTCAGCCGGTTCTCTATCTTGTCGAGCTGGCGGCTGTCGGCCTGCTGCGCCTTCTGCAGGTCCTCGATCTGGTCGCTCAGGTCATCGACCTTGCCATTCAGCGCGTCCAGCACCCGGAACAGGTCACGCCCGGCATCAGGGGCCGCCTTGTTGCGCCAAAGCTGCCACGCGATCACGATCAGCAGGGCGACAGGCGGGCCGTAGGTTGCCACCAGCGCGTCGAAAAAATCAGCCGTCATATCCAATCGCCTCACCCAAAATCCACATATGGAGAGGCAGAAAAAACACCGATGCGTACATTCCAATGACCGCCGCGCCGCCATCGAAAACAGCCGACCACGACAGGACCAGATATTGCAGGCAACTCAGCCCCGCCCCTACTGAAACCATTTTGTTCTTCACCGGCTTCATCAGGCCTATTGCTGTCAGCGCGGACGTTGACATATTGGCGAAAGCCCAGAACTCGGCAGGGATGGAATAGGCCAGATCACCCCAGACCTCGGCGGTGAATGCTTGCCCTCCGCTCTGGGTGTCGATCCAGAACATCGCCCCGATGATGAACAGACCGATCTGTGCCACCATGAAGATTGGGCGATAGCGTGAAAGCCCGTTCTTCGCCAACCAGCCGATTGCCTGCCGCTCGTTCATGCCGGTTCCTTCCATCTGGTTCCCGCGCCAACTGCCGCGATACACAGCGCACAGACAGCCGCCGCCGTGGCCATCCAGTAATCGCCAGCAACCACCTGCCAGACGAAGGCCGCGCCGAGCATGACGCCGCACCAGTCCAGCACGCTGTCCCATGCCAGCAGCCGCACGCGGGTCGCTTGAACCGCCTCGAACGCGGTATAGATCAGCGCCACCCACCAGCCGACCAGCGGCCAGAGCATCGCCCCGATAGCGAAATGGGCCATCAGCACGGCGGCCCATACGTACGGGTCGCGGTGAGCCTCGGGGGTGAGAAGATATCGGATCATGCTGGCGTCCCGAATTTCTGGTTGAGCAGGGTTTTCAATGCAGCGATGGCTGCTGCCGTGTCCGCGCGCCCGGTCAGCACGCCCGCAACGTCGCCCATGGCCCCGAGCATCCGCGCGCCGGACGTGCCGGTCCCGACCGTCGAGATATAGAACTCAGGCACCGAGGCGTTGGCACCAGTCGTTGCCGTCCCGTTGATCCATGTCAGCCATTGCGTCGCGCTGAATTCGACCTCGATGAGCGCAAACCCGGTCGCGGCGGTCAGGATGCGCGGAGATCCAGAAAGCACCGTTGCTGTGCCGCTGACATAGCGGCCCTGCACGATCAGGCCGCTGGCATTGGTGTTGGTGTGAACGTCCCACGTGACCGCGCCATTCACATGGCCAAAGAACCGCGTTCCGTTGACGATCTGATCCAGCCCTACGACAAACATCAGCCGCACGCCGGACAGCGCCGCAGCGGTTGCCGTGGTGATCGTTCCTGACGTGCTGGTCAGGTTCAGCGCGTTGCCGGATATGGCAATCGGCTCGCCCGAGACCGTGGCGTTGAAGGCGGCCCCAAGCGCGCCCTTGTTGCGCAGCCCCGTGACCTGCCCGCCCGCGTTGGTCGTGACAGCATCGGTGGCGAAGTGAATCCCGATGGTGCCGCTGGCGTAATAGGGGGCAAGCGCATCATACGGCATCACCCGCGAGGCCGTCTGTGTCGCGGTCCCGCCCGCATTTGTGGCGGTCTCATCAACGGTCAGGGTCTTGCCGTTGTCGCCTGCCGCCAGCGTGCCTGTCAGGCCGACGATAACCCCTCCTAGCCGAACGACAGTAGAGACGCTATCCGCGCCGCTGTAGGTGCCGGGCGTGACGGTCCAGTCATTTCCGCTGACGGCGATGCTGGGGGCGGTCAGTGGAGAAGGCGCAGGAATGACCGGCGTGCCACCCGCCCCGCTATTCCCGAAAATGATTGGCGAGAGGCCCCGCCCGATAAACGGCGCGTTGAACATGTCAGAATTTCCCGGTTGCGAACTTCGCGAATTCGCCGTCCATCAGCTTGCGCTTGACGTATTCGGCAAACTCAGCCGTGCCGATTGAAGCGCCGCACTCACGCGCCCATTGCTCGGCAACGACAAACGGGATGTTCCCGACGTGCCGCATTTCCGATCCGGGCCGCAGGTTGTCGCGGATCATCGCCGCGTGCTTGATATCGGCACTCACGTCCTGCGCGCGCTGAATGGTGGTATTGTCGCCGTCGTGGTGGAAAGTCTCGCGGATCATGGCAGCCCTCGCAAAAAGAAAAAGGGGCGGCCTAAGCCACCCCTCGCGTTCAGTCTGTCGGGCCGATCAGCCCTTTTTCGTCACCGGCTTCGCAAAGCCCAGCTCGATCAGCCGGGCCGCGTCGGCCTCGCTGGCGTTGAGGATCTCGCCTGCCTCGGCGGGGGCGTCGTTCACCCACGGCTGGCGGTCGGTCACGATGACGATTTCAACGGTTTTCTCTGCCATGTCATGGCCTCCTGATTGGAGGGGCGGACCAAAGCCCGCCCCGGTTTGCTTACAGCGCGCCGTCGATATCGGCGATGATGCCATTGGCCTTCTCGCTCTCGACCATCAGGGTATATTCCCCCGAGATCAGGCGGCTGGAGGCGTGGCCGGTCTTGGCCAGTTCCTCGTTCTTGACGGTCTGCAGCCAGTCCACCGACAGATAGTCGGGGTCCAGGATGAACACGTCGCGCGCACGCTGGAAGCGGTTCGGCAGCACCTGCAGCGTGCCGAAGTCCGAAACATAGACCTCGATTGCGGTGTACAGCGTTTCCTCATCGGCCACGCCGTTCCGCACCATGCCGTTGCCGGTCAGGGTCGAGATCTTCTGCTTCACCAGACCGCCGCACATGATCGTGCGCGGCTCAGCGCCGTTCTGCCAGCACGACTGCAGCACGCCTTTCAGCATGGCCTCGGTCAGTGCCCGCAGCGTGCCATCGGTCGCAGCGGCGTTGGGATAACCCGCGCCGCCCGCGCCACCCGAGGTCGTCGGGTTCGCGCCGGTAGCCCCGCGAGAGACGTTCGTGGTCAGGAACGCGGGCAGGCCAGCCGATGCACGCGCGACACCCGCGCCTCCAGCGTTCGCCGCCACGTTGTCCAGGAGCATCGACTCGATATCGCGCTTCAGTTCCTTGGTCTTGAAGACGATCTGTTTCGCCATCTTGCCGGTGTCGCCAGCGGAGTTCGAGGCGTTGGACGTGCTGGAAACCGTCGCAACCTTGTCCGACAGCTGGCAATAGTTGCCCTTGCGGACCGACAGCGTGGGTGCGTCGGTCGCCGGGTTGGCCTCGCCTTCCAGCACGCGGTTGGCCTTGTCCACAGCGGCGAGGTCCACCTCGTGCCATTCGTGCAGAACGGCCTCCGATTTGCCCTTGCCGACGAGGTTCTGGAAAACCGTCTTGTCGGGCGTCAGGAGGGCATACATTTCCTTGAGGTCTTCGCGGATGACCTTGTTGTTGTAGGTCAGCGCGGTGTTGGCGGTAACTGCCATGATGTTTTCCTTTTCAGGTCAGGAGATGCGCAACGAAATCAGCATCGCTGCGCGTTTTTTTCATCCGGGCGCGGATCTTCTCGGCCTCGGCGTTCTTGCCAGTCTCGGCTTGCTTCGCGCCGGGCTTGACCACCGGGCGGGCGGCCTTGGCCTTGTCAGCGACAGCGGGCTTTGCGGCTTGCAGCGCGCGGTATTTCATCGCGTCGTGCAGAACGAGCAGCGCGCGGTGATCCATCACCCCGCCCACCTCATCAGCCGTGAAACCGTAGTGCTGACCGGCAGCGACCAGCTTGCCCCGGATCTCGCCTGCCTTCTCGGCGTCGGCCAGTTCAGGGATGCGTTGCGCGAGTTCGCGGGCCTGCTCGGCCATGTACACGCGCTGCTGGTATTCCTGCGCCTCGGCCTGCTGGCTCATGGCCTGCTGGATCTGGCGCTGCTGCTGCTGATACGCCCCCATCTTCTGCTCGAACTCGGCCCGCTGCTGCATGTAGCGCATGGGGTCGGTTTTCGCGGTCTCAGGGTTCGGGGGCGTCGGCGCGGCGACCATCTGGCCGCTGCTGAGTTGCTGGTAGAGCGCCGCGATTGCTGCGCGCCCTTCGAGGATTTCGGAATACGCCGCCTCGACCTCTTTCTTGGCCGCTGCAACGTCCTGCATCCCCTTCTGAATGTACGCCTGCCCAGAATAGGAACGGGTCAGTTCATCCAGGGTCACCTCGCGTTCTTCGCCGTCAACTTTGACTTTAAAGCGCGACGGCTCCTGCGGAACTTCGTCCTCTTCAGGTTCGTCGTCATCCTCGCCGGTGACTTCTTCGTCGCCGGTTTCCTCGGTATCTTCGACCTCGGGGGCTTCTTCTTCGACCTCGGTCTGATCTTCAGGTGCCTCGGTCACGTCCACGATCAGGCTGGCTGCGAGATCGTCCATGCTGTCAGTCGCTTCCACGGTGCTGACCTTTCTTTTGCTCAAAAGCCCAGTCGTCCTCATCGGACTTGAGCTGGTTGGTGATTGCCTCAAGCGCCCTGATCAGGACGTGGGCTTCTTCGCGCGCCTCCGGTGTGGATGACGCATCCAGGAACACGGCGATTTGCCGCTCCCGAATTCGCTGCATGACGTCCAAAAACGTCGGGTCTTCGCTCAAAGCCTTGGCCCGAGCGGCGATTGCCTTGATGGTGTCTGGCATCAGTAATTCCGGGGTTCTGCCTGCATCGCGCGGATGCTCTCGGCGTCGGCGGCGTTAGCCTTGTAGGCAAATTCGCCATAGATCTTGGCCGCGTCGATGATGGCTTTCTGCTCCATCTCATCGCGCCTCAGATCGTCGGCCATCTGCGCTTTCTGCAGGTCTGTTTGCGCCCGGATCACGTCGCCCTGCTGCTTGGCTTGGGCGCTGATCTGTGCTTTCTGCACCTCGGCCTGCGCAAGGATCGCGTTCGGGTCTTGCGGCGCGCCCTGCTGGGCTTCTGCGGCCTGCTGCTGCAACTGCTGCTCGACCTGCGGGTTCATCGGCTGGAAATACCGATCCGCGTTATGCACACCGCCCGCCGCCTGAATGTCGGCCAGCGTGTTGCGGATATTCGTCAGCGTCACCAGGGGGCTGCCCATGCCCATCATCTGCATCTGCTGCATGAGCGTGAATTGCAGGGTTGCCACGCGTTGCTCGGCCCGATCAGAGCCAAGGCCCACGTTGGCCTGCATGTCCATGCCAAGCCGCCATGAACGCGGATCGACCGACACGAATTGCCCGTCCAGCCGCATCATTTCACCCGGCCCGACGTGCTGGCTGACGATTTGCAGGATCAGCCGGAAAAGCTGCTTCATGCCGCCTTCGGCAAGATTGCGGGCCATGACCTCGACCTGGCCCTCTGCGCCGCTGACGGTGGCATTGACCGCCGCCGCTGTGGTGGATTGCAGGGCGTCCGCGTCGAGGCCCAGCGAGGCGCGGGAAACGCCCGTCTTGCCCTCAATCACGCCATCGAAATACTGCAGCGCCCCCATCGCCGCATCGCCCGTAAAGGGCACGACAACCGGCATGATCTTGTCCATCGGGGTGCCCTTCGTGCGGATCACCGCCCCGATTTCGTTGTTCAGCACGTCCTCGACGTTGACTGCGCCGCTGCTGGTGTCGATGGCAAGACGCGGCGCATTGGAGGCAGCCACGTTGTCCAGCAGGCCCCGCAGCATGGCGGTTCCGGCGTCCTGATCCTCGATCAGGATATCGACCAGCGACCGGCCAAAGAACGCGTGCGGCTCCGGGTCGATCTCAAACACGGCGAACGGCACCATGTCGGCCAGTTCGTAATGCAACAGCTTTTTCTTGCCGCCCGCGAGGATGAACGAATAGAGGCGCGGGATGCCGGCCCCCTCAATATCCACCCGCATATAGGCTTCGTACACCGTCACCGGCTTCATAGACGGGTCGGCAGAACCTTCCTCATCATCGGGCGTGAAGCCACGGCGATTGCTCTCGGCCTCATCGTCGTCATCGCCCTGCCCGAGGTCGAAAACCTCATCAAAGTCGAAGCCCATGGCGACCAGATCGCCCACGCGCTTCTCCGCCCGGTGCCCGCAGATATACGCGTCCTCAAGGCACGTCGCGTTGCTGTCGACAAAGAAATCCTCGGGCGCGATGGCCTTGATCGCCAGTTCGCCCTTGGTGTTGGTGCGGGCCACCTTGGCGTCGTGCAGGGTGATCGGCTGCGGACCCATGGGCAAGTCCACCATCTGCACGGATGGCGTATGCTCCAGCACCTCGACTTCATCGTCACCGGCGACCAGCGCGAAGGCCTCGTCCGTCAACTGGCTGTAGCTGTCGATCTCGACGGTTTCAGTCTCGTCCCACCAGCCCTTCAGAATGCCGGTTTTTTTGACCATCGCGTCGTGAAATGCCGAGTTCAGCAGCTTGTACCCGCCCGCCTTGGTGAAACAGTATTGCGCGTATTTCGTCTGCTGCTCGGCAACGGCCACATCTTCCGGCCCGGTCGGCACGTATTCCACCGGCTTGGCCGAGGTCATAAACACCCGCATCAGCGATGGCTTGACCTGCCGAACCGCGTCCCGGCACTTCGTCGCCACGACCTTCGACCGGCCCGGCTCATGGCCGATATCGACCTCACCGTTGAAATAGCGCTGCGCAAGCTGGCGGTCAGGCTCGATATCGGAGGTGATGAAGTCGACAGCGGCTTCAATCGCGTTCGCCACGATCTTCTGGATATCGTCGTCGGTCATTCGGGTGGGCTTTGCCATGGAATCCCCATGAAAAAAGCCGCCCCAAAGGACGGCTGGTGTGGTAACGGTGGCGTGAACGATTCTCTATGGAGGCGAAATGCGTCGGATCGCTCTATCTCTGATTGTTATTGGCCTGTCCGCCTGCTCAGAGGACGGGTCTTTAGGGCAAGAAGGCAGCCCGGTATGGCTCAGCACGGCCTCTCAGGAGGCAAAGACGGCCTACTTCACTAAGGTTTGCTCTGGTTATGGGTTCCAGCCCGGCACGCCGCATATGGCGCAGTGCATCCAGACCGAAACCGGCAACATTCGCGCGCGAGGCGCGGCAGCGGCGGCAAGCTATCAGGCTTCGCAGCCGACCTACACGACCTGCAATCGTTTCGGTCAAATGGTCAGCTGTTCCTCGTATTGAGCGGTTCGAGCGGAGGTTGTGATGCGGGATGGCGATGAGGCCGATGCGATTGACACAGATCTCGAGATTTCGGCGCGCGAACTCGAGATCGATGACGCCAAGAGGGACCAGAAATGGACCGTCTGGCTAGGCACTGCATCCATTCTGCTACTGTCCGTTTTCTACCAGTTGGCTCTAAGCCGCCCAGAGGCGGTCACCTGCGGCGCGGCGATTTTTCTTCTGGTTGGCATCAAAGACCACCTTTACCGGATGCGCATCAGCCAGGCGCGCGATCAGATTGTTGCCTTGAGGCTCTGGGACACTGCTGAGATGGCGCGCGGGAAGCATACAATGCGCATCGTGCGGGCGCTCGAACCCCCTTCCCAAACGCCACCGCAGCGCTAGATTGAGCGGATGAGCATTTTAACCGTCATCGTCGGCGTTCTGGTGGCGAATGCGCTCACCGCAGCCTTTGCCTATTACATGTGGCGCATCGGAAAAAACGAGAGCGATAGCCGGGCATACATCGGGATTCTTGTCCTGCTGGCTATCGTCCTGTTAACAGTGTTTGCAGAGCGTCAGCGCTTTGCGGAAGCATCCCAAGCAGCCCCGTACCAGTCAGCCGTTCCGGCCTCTGACCGGCGATAGCCAGAGCATCAAGGACGCCCTGCTGGCGCAGCGCACCGGAAGCGATAGCCGCCCGCGCCCGCTCTGCGGAACGCATGGTAACGGCCTCCGCAAGCTTGCGCTGCCCTGCGGCCAGTCCGGTCCCTGCCAGCGCGCCGAGAGGCCCACCCGCCGCGAAGCCGCCGCCGATTGATCCCATCTGTGCCAAGCCGCCACCGGCCAAATTGATGATCTGATCCAGCGCCGAACCGTGGGTGACCGACCGCAGTGCGGCCTTCTCTGCTGCCGTGAATTGTGACGCCAGTTTCTTGTTCTGCAAGATGTTCTTGAACTGGTTCCGCACACCGCTGGCCGCGCCGCTCAGATAGTTCTCTGACCGCTCCATCGCGTTATCGACCAGTTGCGACTTGGACATGCGCGACCAAACCTCGCGCGCCTTCGGGATGGCCGTTTTCAGCGCATCCAGATCACCACCAAGCACGTCATCCGGCCCAAGCCTCTGCACGAAATCGTCAAGCTGCTCGATCACAGCCACCCCCGCGCGCTGGTCGGTCTTGTTGGCGACGTTGCCCGCTGCCGCCCCTGCCTGCCTGCGCATCTGGTCGAGGCTGCGGAACGGCAGGGCTGCGGTTGGCTCTGCCGCCATGCGTTCCCCGGCCTGGTCCATGATTTGCATGACGCGCCCAGTGTTGGGCGTCAGGCTGCCCGGCCCCGGCAGTTCATCGAAGCCAGTATTCGCACGCAGGTAGTCCAGCAGGCCGCCCCGCATGTCGTCAAACGCCTCCGGCTTGATCTGCACCCCAGCGTCGTCAATTTGCTTGTAGAGCGCGTTGCCCATCGCCCGCAGTTCCGCGCTGGTCGGGGCGTTCTTGGCCGCTTCGTTCAGTGCCTTCTTCGCGGCCCGGCCTTGCGCGACGGATCGCACCGCGCCCGTGGCTGCCGGAAGCGCGGCACCCAATGCCAGCCCCAAAATTCCATCGCGGTACCCGCGTTCTACGCGATTGGCTAAGCCGCCCTCACCCTCACCAAACCCGTATGCGGCCCCCATCATCCCGCCAGCCGCCGCGCCCGACGCGATTTTGCCTTTCCACGATGCCGCCTGCCCTAGCAGGCCCGCCCCGAACGCTGCCGGGATCATGGCCCCGCCGAACTCCGCACCGATGCTGGCAACGGGATGATCCTGGCGGAACTGATCCTCTTGTCCGCGCACAGCGCGTAGCTGGTCGTCGTAATTCGTGCGGTTGCCATAGGTGCCGGAGTTGGCGTCATAGCCGGTCAGCGCGTTCAGGCGGGCGCTGATCTCATCACCGAAGCCGAAGAATAGACCGTCGCCAGCCGCTTGGGCCGCGTTGTTCAAACCCCCTTGCCCGGTCATCTGGCTTGCCGCCTCGTGGCGCGCGGCGCTTTCCGGCGACACCTCAAGCGTGCCCGCCTTGGCCGCCTGCCAGCGGGCACGCACGTCATCAGGAACGCCAGAGGGCTGCGCAGGCTGCGGCGCTCCGTAGACCTGCTGCATGGCCTTCGCCATCGTCGCGTCGTCGGTCCCTTCCGGGAACTCGTAGATCACGCCATCGGGGCCTTCGATCTCGATCATTCGAAACCACCTGTTTGTGGGTTGAAGCGGCGTCGAACGGGCGCTTCTTGACGCGGAGAAACTTCAGGAAGTTGCGCGCCCTGACCAGAACCAACACGCAGGCCGGAGATGGCCGCCGCGCGGTTTCGCCGCTTCTGGGCTGTCACCTCTGGCCCGTCACCGGGCTGCGGGAAATACTGCTTATCCGCGTTGTCGAACTCTTCTGGGCTGATGACCGCACCGGATTCACGGCGCAAGATCGCGTTGACAAAATCGCGCTTGGCTTGGTCGAACTTTTGATAGTCGTCCGACACCATGTAGTTCCCCAGCACAGGAACCCCAGACGCAAGACGGTCAGACAAACTCGTGCCCTGCGCCTCCATCTGGTCAAGGATGGCGTTGCTTTCTTGGGAGCGGATCAGGAACCCCGTGTTTCGTCCCTCACTCTCGGTCAATTTCACAGCCGGTGTACCGGTCCCAGTTGTGCCGCCCTGCGGGATCGGCGCAGCGTCCCAGACTTGGCTGGTGGGGTTCCATTGGACCATCACTTCTGAGCCATCGGGCAAGGTTACGTTCTTGGTCGTTGGCGCGCCCGGCTCATCCGGCGTGCGATAATCACCGATCACCTGTGGCCCACCCTCGCCCATCGACACAAGCTGGCCGTTGACCTCCTTGACGCCGCCCCACGGGTCAGCCTTGGCCGTCGCCTGCGCAAAGGCCTGATCCACCGGCAGCACGCCCGCGCGCACCGCCTCAACCAGATCCGAGCGGCCATTGGCGGCCAGCCAGTCAATCGTTGTGTTCTGCTCCTGCTGCTGCTGCTGGCGCTGCATGATCATGCTCATGGCGCTGCTGCCGTCCACAACGCCCTGATCCAGCGCGGCGGCCAGATCGTCGTGCCCGTTCTGGCGCAGCCATTCCGCCGTTTGGTTCCGGCGCTTGCCGTCCGCGCGCTGGTCCATGCGGCCCTGCACCGAAGCCGCAAGGCCTGCGTCAGCCTCATCGCCGCGCATCGTGTTGAAGCCCATCGCCAGCGCGTCCCACAGGCTGCCATCGCGCGCGCCGTCCGCCAGCTTCTGCGTGAACGTGCGGGTGTCTTCCTGCTGCTGCGGGGCAACCATGCCGAGAATGCCTTGCATCTGATTGCCTCCTACGGGCGTGGTCTGGCTCATGTCGGGCTGATAGTCGCCGCCGAGCAGCGCCATTGCCTTCTGCCGGTGGCCGCCCATCTGCTGTTCGACCTTGTCGCGGACAGTGCCAGGCGCGCCGCCGTTGTTCGCGTCCGACGCGTTGTAGCGCCCCACGCTGCCCGCATTGATCGCGCTGTACACGTCCAGCAGGCCCATGCCCGGCTTCACGCCTGCACCCTGTAGGTATTTCACGACAGCGCCCTGTGCGCCAAGCTGAGAGCCTACAGGGTCGCTCCAATCGACGCCGTATTGCCGCGCTTGCGGCTCCCCGAACTGGATCAGGCCGCGATGCTGGCCCCATTGCGTCGTCGGACCGCGTTTCGTCGGGTCGAACGTGCCGCCGGTCTCGTAGCTGATGGCCGTAGCGAGATCGAGCGGCGAAATCCCGAGGGCCGCAGCCGATTGCTTGATGCCGTCGACAATGCTCATCACGCACCCGTCAGCGTCGACAGAGCGCGGCGGAATACCGGCTTGGATGCCGGGTGGCGCTCGATCCACTCAGCCAGCTTCGGCCCGTGCTTGACATAGGCGCGGAACAGCCAGAGCGGCGCTTTGGTCAGCATCCACTGCCGAACCTTCAGCCAACGCCCATCATCCTCCCCAAAAGACGCGCGCGCCACCCAGCACAACAGGCCAGCCGACCCAAGCGCGCCAAGGCCCGAGGCGACACCCGAGAACATACCCAGCAGGCCGGGGCTGCTGCTCTGCGTCTGCGTGCCACCGCCGCCCGGAGCGCCTCCGACCGCCGACATGATCGCCCCCAGCCCGGCCATCGGCGCGCCCGTGAAGCCGCCATATTGCCCGCGCCCGGCGTTGATAAGCTGCTGCAACAGCCCTTGCTGCTGCGCGCCCGCCTGCGCCAGTCCGGCGTTGACCTGCTGCCCCATGCCGAAGCCGAGGTTCGACAGGCTGCCGAGCTGACCCGCCGCGCTCAGCTGCGTGTTCATCATGTTCCCGGCAGCGCCTTGGTTCGCCAAGCGCGTCTGAAGCTGGTTCCCGGCGTTGATCTGGTTCGCCTGCTGCATCTGGCCAGCGTTGAACTGGTTGGACTGCTGGCGGTTGCCGATATCGAACATCGCGCCCTGCTGGGCTTGGTTGAAATTCTGTTGGTTCAGGCCCGCTGCGGTGTTGGCCACCGTGTCGTAATAGTTCTGCGCGCCCTGCGCCTGCGCCACGCCATGACGCGACCCACCGAACGCGCCCGCCGCCGTGGCCTGCGCATCGAGGTTGTTGACCGACTGCTTGTATTGGTCCTGCAGCGTGCCCATCGTGCGGTTGATGACGCCCTGCGTGTAGGGGTTCATATACGGCTGCAGGTTCGTGCCGCCGAGGTTGCCGCCGCCTTGCGCATAGACGCTGTTCATCTGCGGGGCTGCAAAGCCGAGGTTGCCGCCCTGGGCGATCTGGCGCGAGACGTCGATTGCGCCATTCAGCGCGTTCGCGGAGGTCTGGAACACGTTGGGCATCAGTAATTCCTCCCGAAACCGCCGAACCCGTTAGGCCCGTTGACCAGCTGCCCGCCCGGCGTCCACGGGAATACCGGCTTGGTAGGCTGCGTCGGTTGCGGCTGCTCAGGCTTGGCAAAAGCCGTCGGGGCCGCCCCGGTCTGCGGGTTGATCGACACGCCCCGCAGCGCGTCATAGAGGCCCGGCTGGCGGCGCTTCAGTTCAGCCAGCGCAGCATCGTACAGGCCGCCCGACGAATAGCCGCTGATACCGCCCTGCGTGGTCGAGTTCGGCATGTTCACCGCACCACCGCCCATCCCGAAAGCCGCCGCAGCGTCATTTGCACCCTGAAAGGCCGCGTTCTGCTGGGGCGTGAAGGCTGCCACGTCGAGGCCGTAATATGGCGTGTACCCGAGGTCCGCGACGGTGCCAGCGCGCGCGATGGCGTCCTGGCTGGCCTCCTGCAAGTATTTCGGGATCTCATTTTTCGTCGTCTGCTTGCCGCCCATTTCCGAAGTCCTTTCGCATTACGACAGCGGCGGGCTTGTAGCCGATGCCCGATAGTGCCCGCGCCCATCCGTGACGCCCTGTCAGTTCCGTTCCGTCGCAGCCCTGCGCCTCGGCCCATGCTTCCATTGCTGGGGCCATGTCCTTGAGCCGTTCCATTGACCCGCCGGCCAGGAAGCAGTTCAGCATCGTGCGCTGCGGATAGACGGCGATTTCCGTGACTGCACAGGCGTCCTCAGCGGGCCAGAGCTGCATCTTGCCGGATGCGATGCCCTCAGCCACGTCGTCAAAGCTGTGGGTTCCGCTGCACTCGCGCAAAGCCGCCTCGATGAAGGGGCGGCAATGCTCAAGCAGATGGTTCATACCGCCACCGCCGACAGCGCCCCCGCATTGCTGACCGTCACCTGCCAGCGCGTTCCGTTCGGCACGGTCAGGATCAGCCGACCCTCGCCAATCTCAGTGTCCCGTCCCTTGCGGAACGTCTTGGCAAACTCAGCCTCAATCACCCGGTTGCGGGCAATCTCTGCCATCTGCGAATAGGCAGGAGGCGCATCCGGCAGCCTGACAGACCCAAGCAACGGGCGCTTCATCGCTGCCCCCTCGCCCGCGCCTCGATGCGGAACGGCCCCACTCGCCAGTCTGTATTCGTCGCGCCGTCAATCCGAAGCGTCATCTGCCGAGCAGTCAAGCGAAGCGAAACCGGGTTGCTGATCGAGTATGGCCCGACGCCATAGCCGAAATCGTTCGGGTACATCCGCCCGTTGACGCTCGCCGTCACGCTGTCGGGCGCGCCGCCATCTGGAACCAGCCGGATCACGCTCATCGCCTGATCGCCGTTGCCAAGCTGGAGCGGGCCGGTTTCAGCCCAAGGCGTGGCTTCACGGTGGTCAAAGCCCCATTCGTGGTCATAAGCGATACCCTGCGGTGAAACCCAGATCGGGTTGTCGAACACGTCGCCGGTGGTGCCTGCCGTCCGCGCCAACTCGCCCGTCGCCCACCATCCCGTCACGTAGTTAAACGAGACATAGGCCCCGCACTCCATGCCAGTCGGGTAGAACCACCAGACTTCGCCTTCGACCGGGATGTGAACCACGCTGATCTTCGACCGCTGCGCCGCGTTCAGACCCGAAAAGACACGATCCGCAACATCGCATTGCATCCGCTGGACTGACTGCCCGGCATAGGCAAAGAACCCATCCTCGCCCATCCAGAACACGCCCGCGTCGGTGCTGATCGCCCCATGCCGCGAGACGATACCGCAGCCGCTGCCGACCTGCTGGAAGCCGTAGACATAGGGCGGCCCCTGATAGGTCGCAGTCCACGCATCTTCGTCGGTCAGGATCAGCGTTTGGCCGCGCGTCTTGAGGCCGCACATGATCCGGCCCGCCGATTGCAGTTCCATATCCCCGGCTTCATTGGTCGCCGCCGCTGCCCAGACCGTATTGGCCTCGCGGTCGCTCCATTTCACCAGCCGGGGATTGCCCGAGGCCGCCAGCGCGAACAGGAAGCGCTCAGCCGTCACCATGATTGCGCGGTTGTTTACCGGCGCGTTGGCAACGACGGTCGCCGCCGTGTCGCCGGGCTTCCACTCGAAGATCCTGCCATCTGCCGTTGAACAGGCGATGAGGTTCTGGCCCCAGGTGTCAAATGTCCATGTGTCGGCGTCGAGAATAGTCGCTGAATAAGCCCGTGGCGTTCCGTATGTGCCAGCGCCATAGAACCCGCCGCCGTAACCCTGGTTGGCCGACGCATCCACCCTGCCGCCAGCCAATCCAGCAGGCGTTGCAACGGTCATCGTGCCGTTGGCAGCCACGACTGTCAGCGAATCCGCCGCTCCGACTGCAAACCGTTTGTCCGACGACAGGTCAGACCACGCCAGCACAGCGCGCGGAGTGGTCGTCAGGCTCAAGACGCGCCTCTGACGCCAGCCACCCACCGGCGACAGCGCCTTGTCGCGCCAGCGCACCAGATTGCCGTCATGCCAGCGACCGGCTGCCTGCGTCTCTGTCCCATTGGCGTAGAAGCCGGGGGGCAGATCGAAGGGAACGAGCATTACTTCCAGCGCCCCACGGCCATTGCGCGATAGGATGTGCCGTTTGGAATGGCCAGCACACCGACCACGGAAAGCATTGCGTCAACCAGAGATGCGCTGAACCCATCACCCCACGTATTGACCCGCAGGACGGACATACTGACGGTCGGCGTCGACACAAACGGAACCGGGAAAGTCCAGGCCTGCTGGTTCGAAGCGAACAGCGCGCCAGCGGCATATGAGCCGTTTGTCGTGCCAATCATGGTGCAGATCATGGTTCCATCGGGGAACCGCACATATTCGCCGTTCGCGTTGGCCCCGCGATCGGGCATGACCCGCGACCAATCCGACCAAGCCCCGCTGTAACGCCGGACCCAAAGCGCATCATTGATGCTGCCACCCATCCCGTAGGCCATCTGCACGCGCGTGCCATCGGCAAGCTGCCGGTGGTCCACGACACAGGGGGGCAAAGGGGCCTGCGAGCCGCTGTATCGGTATGAACCGGTCGCGGTGATGCCGTTGATGTCGCCCACCGTGGCGGCCAGCGCGAGCATCACGTTGCCGTCGATGAGATCCATGTTCGCGTTGAGCTTGGTGCCCCAGGTATTTTCGGACGAGCCGATTTCGGGCTTCACAAGCTCAAGGCGGGGGGTTGTCGTATCAGCCATATCAGTAGACCACCATCATTTGTCCGGTTGCATTTAAGCGAGACTGAACGTGTGCTTGATGTCGCTCGCGCCAGTGCCAATCTGGAAGGCGTTCGCGGCGGTGCTGAAACGTATCCAGCAACCTGTGGAAGCAACCCCCGAAAGGCTTACCTTTGTGTTGGCGGGTAGCGTCAGGGAGGCGTCGCTGAACGTGCCTTCAATCACCTGCCCGAACGCCCCCGAGCCGCGCACATAGATCTGCGAGTCAGGGCCGATATCCGGGCTGTTGATGACCACATAATCGGTACTTGCATTCCAGCTCATTTCCGTTGAGGCGTGGGTCATGCTCACGCCCTCAAGAACGCAGCGCATATTGGCCGCTGTCGCGCCGATCTTGATTTTGTCTCGGGCAGCAGCCGGTGTGTAGGCCGCGTTATCCCGGAATGTCACCCCGGACATAACAACGGAACCGTATCCCGCCGAGGCGTGCTGTCCGACTGTGACGAAGTGATCGGGTCGGCCAAGGGTGCCGAAAAAGTTCCAGCCTTGCAGGTCGAGCGTCCAGCGCTCTGCCGAAGTGCCATCCGTGTAGGCATAGACGACACCCGTCCCCGCGTTGCTGGCAATGGTGCGCCCGCAATCCTCAGACGAACCCCGCATGCGCAGCGTTCCTGCCGGGTTGATGAACCACACGCCGCCGCGTGACGTATTGTGGACGCCGCCGCCAGCAATATCCACATCGCCGCACCGTTCGACGTGCATATCGAGCGTGATGCCGCGAATGGTGTCAGCGATCATGCCATAGCGTTTGCACATGCCGAGGTCGCCGGAGAAATGGTTTTCGTTGCAGCCCGAAACACCCCAATCGCCGCCGAAGTGTCCCTCTTTACGCAGATAGACGCCGATGTTGCAGTATTCGGCGCGGATGTGGAATTTGCTGATAAGCGCCGCCTCACATTCCAAACCCACATTCAGGTTGCGGAACTGAACACTTATGTCTGATCGCGCGATGCCGGTCAGCCGAAGCCCGGTTCCGATGCCGGGCGTGGCGGCCTCCATGCGAAAGCCGTAGCACTCAACACCAGAGGCAAACGAACCGGTCGGGCCTTCAAGGTAAATCCCCGCGTTAGCGTGGCCCACGACTACGGTGGTGTTTCCACAGACCGACCCGACGATGGCAATCGCACGACCGAGTGCCCCGCCTGCGTTCAACTTGCGCCAAACCATAGCATTCAGCAGAACGCGACCTCGCGGCAGGACAATCGTTCCGCCCTCGGGGCCGGGGATGCGATTGAATGCCTGCTGAAAAGCGATGCTGCAATCAGTAGCCCCGGTGGCATCCACGCCCCATGCCGCGAGAAGGATCAGCCCGTCAGCGCTTGGCCGGACGCGCAACATGATACCGCCAGCCGTTGTCAGATCGGGGTCGCTCGACACAACCTCATAGCTAAATCCCTCGGCGCGGGTCAAAAGTGAAGTGCCGACCGGGAGATATCCCCGTGTGCTTTGCATCAAAAATGACAGGCTCGGAACGTCAATCGCATCAATCCGCGCAGTCGCCGCGCCCATGTCGCGCCCGAACGCCTGCGCCAGCCCGCGCACATCCTTGTCGAAAGCATAGGTCATTGCTTGGCCGCCTCATAGATCGCCGTGTAGTCAGTGCCCGTCGATTGGCCGTCCAATTCGCGGCGCTGCTGCGGGCTGCGCATCACGAGCGGGCCTTGGTTTTTCAGCCACTCGTTTTCCTCGCGCAGCTTGTCCATCGCGGCCACGTAAAGCGGCGACCAAACGGCCAGCCGCTCATCCTCGATAAGGAACGGGGCCGACGCCATCAGCGAGCCGTAGAGGTATGCATCAGGCGCGCGGGCCAGAAGCCAGTTCGTCGGGGCGGCCCCAGACAGCGGAACGAGGTCAGGCTCAGGATCAACCCCAATGCCACCATGAAGCTGCGGAGCCACGCCCCACCACGTCCTGATTTCGCGCTGCATCTGCGCCTCGGCCAGCGCGATGAACGTCGGGATCTGCGCGGAAAGATCGTTGCGGTTCAGGAAGTCAGCCACCGCCTGCTGAAGCTGTGCATAGTCCATCAGGCGATACCCTTCATTCCGCGCCTCAAGGGCTTGTCCCAATCGCTGCTGACCGGCTGATACCCACAGGCGAAGGTCATGAAGCCGTCGGCCCCGTGGCTTGCCGTGTTGTGCAGCGGGCGGTCCTTCCAGACCTCACGATGTTCGTCCCATTCCTTGCGGTAATGCCGCAGGTGCTTGATGCCGACTGCGCATTCCGCCGCGTCAAAGTCGCAGTTAGAAAACCGCGCCCGTGCCGCGTCGATGGCGTGCATCTTGGATTGCGCCCGCTGGACGATGCGGGGACTCAAGCCGTGCTTCTCTGCCTCAGCCAAGCGCCCATCCTCAAGGAACAGGTCCTCGCGGTCGCCGTCGTGCGGCCAGTAGTGATCGGCATACGACGCATTCCGCTGTCGCGCCCAATCGCTGACATACCGCGCGTAATGGCTGATATGCTCACCGCTGTTTTCGTAATAGCCGATGAACCGGTCGCGCGTGCCGATGCGCTGGTGAAACCAGATCGTCGTCATGTCGTTGCGACCCAAGTCCCAGAACGTGTTGACCGGGTATTTCGGGTCATACGGGAACCGCCCGATCAGCCCGTGCTTGTCAGAGTGCGCAAGCTGCGGCGCGAAGTACGCGCCCTCAATCGCTTGCTCGAATGCTTCATCGGCGGTCGACGGGTTTTCCCGCTTCATGTCGCCGCCGAGCGTCATTTCCTGCTGCAGCCACCAAGCGCGCTGCTCAGGCGTCAGCTTGATGCCGTGGTCAATCTCCAGCGCCTCGAAATAGGCCCTGTCCTCTGCCGTTTCCACGACCAGATCAGGCCGCCAGACATAGCCCGGCTCTTTCCACCACGGGAAGAAATGGAACTTGAACTGACCGGCCCCGCGCTGCGCTTCCTGGCAGAACTGGAAGAAATAGCCCTCCTGCCCCTCAGCCGTGCTTTCGATGGTCTTGGCATTCTGGCCGACAGCCGGAAACGCGCCGGTTACAATCTCGCGCGCCTTCTTGGGGTAGTTGGCGCAGATCTTGCCGAACTCGGACACATGCAGGCGCTGAAGCGTGCCAGACCGGGCCGATGTTGCAACCCGGATGCTTGACCCATGCTCAAACCGCAGCATGCCCGCCCGGTCGTTCTTGGCTGGCCGTGCGTCCCTGATAGCATCAGGCAGGTTGTCGTAAGGAAACTTGACCTTGGATTCGAATATCTCGTTCGCGTCGTTGACCGTGTGCGCGATGATGGCCGCGCGCCAGTCGTTCAGGAAGATCACCTCATCCAGCGCGACCAGGCACATCAGCGTCGTAAAGCCAAGCTGGCGGGCCTTCAGGATGATATCGCTTTTGGAATTGTCCCGCAGATAAGCCAACTGCGCTACGTTCGGCTTGAACGGAACGCGGTTCCCAGTCTTGTCCTGGATCGTGTAGAGGTTGTTCAGCCGCCAGATCGGGTCATGCAGCTGGTCACGAATCTGGATCGTCATTGATCGTCCGACCGCCCGCACTGATGCTGGCGAATAGCGCCGCTATCGTTCCGTCGCTGTTGCTGTGGTCGACCTCCTGGCGGTCGCGCCAGTCGGCCTTGCGGCGGTTCTTCAACCAGAATATCGCTGCCGTCGTGTCGGGCGCAATCTTGGCGCGGTACGGCGCATATACCGGCTCTTCCGCCCCAGCAGGCATGAAGATTTTCACCTCGTCCTGCTCATAGCCGATGGCCTTCTGGTACAGGCTGCGCTCGACGCGATCATCAGCTTGATCCTTGCCTGCCTTTAGGGACTGACAAAATGCGTCGTGATCCGCCTTCCAGCGGTAGATCGTCCTGACGTGCACGTCGAAGAAGTCAGCAATCTCTTGATCAGTCGCACCCAAGGCACAAAGCTTCTCAGCTTGCTTGGCATAGCTGTCCTTGTAGTCGGTCGGTCGTCCAGATTTCTTGGCGGCCATATTCGTCACGCTGCCTCTGTCTCTCGACGTCGAGGCCCTTTGCGGTGTTTGCTGCCCCTCTCTCGTGAACAGCGGCGAGAATGATTTGGCGCATTCGTTAGCGCGAGATCGGGGGAGGACCGAAAACGCTGCCGCTGCTCGCGGGAAAGGGAAAGCCCGCCAACCGAAGCTGACGGGCCGATAGAGGCCCGCCGGGTGCGCATCGTTGAGAGGCGTGGCGGGCTCGTGAATTATGCCGGGTGCTGCAGCTTCCGTTCCGCCCGAGCGCGAAACCTCATGACCGATCAGCAGCGTTCGTTCCCATGCGGGTTGACTGTCATGGGGCACCTGTTGAGCGTGGATCGCAGCTAACACCCTGCACGGTTACGCGGCTGTGTGCACCAGCGCCGCGATGTGCTTGACCGTCCGCGCTCAGGTGGATGTGCCGGACTGGATTTGCACCAGCCTGCCCGAAGGTCTGCAACTTGGCAGCACATCCGCCAAAGAGCGGAATCAGAACGGGCGAAAGATGAACGTATCCACCAGTCGCCCGCGAAACTATATTTACAGCACATTCTCGTGCTTGACAATCCCTCACATCACCTCCGCAAGAGAGAATCGGCCAGCGAGTCCAGAGCGTTGCGCAGATGCTCAAACCCCTCACGGACCCGCAGCGCGCCGTAGATGCTGGACGGGTGCCGCCCCTCCATGACGCAGGCCCGGACAATGGCGCGGTCGCTGTCCTGGACGTGCCGCATTATCGCCTGAAACCGGCTGATCCGGTCAATCTGGATCGTCACGGCATGGTCGGGCTTGGGGCTGGACTGCACGCGGTCATTGTCGGGCAGCGCGGGCTTGGAGCGCATGGTTGCCTCGAAGGCGTCACGCAACTTCACAGCGGCTGCATGCCCTTCCTGCGATATGCTGCCGCGCTTGAGCCAGAACTCCAGCAGATCCACGCGCCGAACGCCGGTCACGCCGTTGGGGTTCTGCACCTTGCCCGTGCGGGCGTCTACCTCGCCGCGGTCCTCGACCACCAGCCCGATACGGTTGGCCGCGCCCATTGCGCCATGGTCCCATGCGGGGAGGCTAACGGGGTTGTTGCGCTTGCGCCCGGATTTGCGCTTGGCTGCTTTGCTGGTCATGCTGCGCCCCTAACCTTTTCCAGTGCTCGAAGTGTTGACAGGTCGCGGACGTGGTTGCGCAACCGGCGTTTGGTCCACGGGGAAAGCGTCAAGCTCTCGCTGACTCCGCAGCTGTAGGGACGTCCATAGGCATACGGGTAGTTCTGGATCCACATGACCAACAGGCCCGACCTCACGGTGTAATTGTCGACCAGCTCGATCATTCCACCGTCGATCAGCGCATTCACCATGCGGTCATACTGCCGGTCGTATGAGAAAAAATACCCTACGGTAACAGCCACACCCGACCCCAGCAGGAACAGGAAAGGAAGGGATGCGATCACCAGCAGAAAAATAAGATCCGCGCTCATGCCGCCTCCTGCTGTGAGAGACAGGCGCGGAGGATGCAGATCAGCCACGCGCGGGCTGGGGTGTCAGACTCGACGTTAATCTCAGCGTGATTATCGTCATGCGGCCAAACGCTTGCCACGGGATGCCTGCGCCCTGTCGCCCACCCGACGGTGTAATCCCACCCCGGCAACAGCGCTTGATGCAGCGCCTTGGCCGCGTCTAGAGAGCCGTTGTAAGCGTCCAGCGGCTCGCGGCACATACCGTCCATATGCCAGATCTCGCAGGCGAGAAGGTCAATGTCCTCATCCCGCCCCGCCTCCACCGCCTCGATGAGCGCCCGCAGCGCTGCTGTCCTGTCCGTCATCGCCATTCCCTCGTCATGTTGTGGTTGTTCTGCTTGCGCTTGCGGCGTCCTGTGGCGCTGTCGTGGCTGGCGGGCTTCATGCCACCCCCGTGCTGCCGAAAGCCCCGCGATCTGACAGGCGGGCGCGGTAGGCGATGTTGTGGACCGCCTTGGCCTTGATGCCGAACGCCGATGCGATCTGCTCTGCGGTGAAGCCAGCCGAAAACAGCGCCGAGACAGCGTTGGTGCGGTCGATGTTCGCGGAGAAGCCAGGGCGCGCCTTCACGAACGGCAGGTCAATGCCCTTCTCGCGGCGGTAGTATGCCACAACGGCCCCGACGCGGTTGGCGGTCGTGCCGTGACGTTCCGCAACCTCGGGGACGGTCAGGCCCTCGTGGGCTGCCCTTTCAAGCACCTCGATGCGGCGGGCAGTGGACATGTGATGCCAGGCAGTGACTTTGGTCATGCTGGAACTCCCTTCTTCGGGCGCTTGAACGCGCTGTCGTCCTCGAATTTGCTGTAGGTCATCATTTCGCCGTGGAAGGTCAGCCGCGTGCTGCCCGTCTCGAACCCGTAAAGCTGGGTTTCCCGCACCTTCCATGTCTGGATGCGGACCCATGACAGCCCTGCATCCTCGTCAATCTCGCGGTGAACGCTGAAACCGAGGGCGGGCTTGTTGAAGAATGCGGCGCTATCGGCAATGTCGTATCCGGTCGGGCAGCGCATGTTGCCGTTATCGGTTGGCATCTTGCGGGGATGCGCGATCAGGCAGATATGCGTGTCGAACTGCGCTGCCCACTGCCGGATCTGCTGCAAGGCGAAGTTGATGTAGCTGGTCATCGACTCGCCCGGCTCGGGCAAATGCTCCAGCTCGTTCCACGGGTCGATGATGATGAGTTTGCACTCATCCCGGACCGCCAGCGTGTAGATCATGCTGCGCAGCCAGCCCAGGTTGTGCTTGTCGTCGCCGTCGAAGGTCCGGTGAACGATGCGGAAATGCTCATCCGCGAAGGCTGTGAAATCCTCGCGCTGCCGGGCAGAAAGCTGGTCCCACGGCGTCTTGGCATAGAGGCGCGCCAGCTGGTCGCGGGTCCGGTAGGGATGGGTTTCAAAGCCCATGATGCCGACGCGGATCTGCTCATGCTGTGCGACGTGATAGGCCGCGAAGGTCGTGAAGGTGGACTTGCCAGATCCGGGCGTGCCGGTGCCGACCGACATGGTGCCCTGCTCGAATGCCAGGACGTAATCGTAGGGCTTCATGCCGACCCGCAGAACGCGGCGCGACGGCATCGGCGGCAGGTCGGAAACCCCGGTGATAAACCCGCCCGACGGGTCCATTCGCTTGGCCTCGGTAAGCCGCTTCGACAGCTCGCCCTCGCCAAAGTTCACCAGCACGTCGTTTGCGTCCTTACAGCCTTCCGGCCACGTCACGAACCGCACATCATGTCCGGCCAGGATATTTGCCACCGTGCGCGGCAGACCGGCCCCAACCGCATCAGCATCGCCCGCGACGATGACGTAGGGGGCGGCCCGGAATTGTGCCTCGGCGTCGATCAGGACTTGGCGCTTGCCGCCTTCCTCGGTCCATCCGTCCGGCAAGCTCACGGCCCGGCTGTATCCCGCCTGAATGACGCTCAGCGCGTCAATCTCGCCCTCGGTGATGACTACGGGGCTGTCGCCACCGCGCAGGCAGTCCTCGTTGAACAGGCAGCGCGTCACGCCTTGGCTGGACCGCCATTCCTTCTTGTCGATGCCGCGAAACTTGCAGGCGTATGTTTTGCCGTCACGCCTGTAGGGCAGCGCGACCGCGCGACCGATTTGCGGGTGATCGACGGCCTGAACGCCCATCGCCACGAGCAATTCCGCATCCAGCTTCCGGTCGACGGTGAGGTACTTGATCGGGTCGGTCATCGCTGAACCTCCGACCCATGCCCGCCCCGCAGTGATGGCAGTGTGCTACGATCCCGTCCGGTGTTCTGCTGACGCTCAGGCATGGATCGTGCTTTTTCTTCCGATGCGGGCTGCACTCCGGGCAGGTGCAGCGCATGTGATCCCCGTGCCAGCGCGTCGGCCTGATGCCCATGTCCGCCAGCAATTCCGACTCGCTGCGCATGGGCAGCCTCCTTTGCGATCTGGACGGCCTGCCAGCGGGCCATGCCCTGCTCTTTCGCCGCCATCGTCTCTGCATCAAACCGGGTCATGCCGCCGTCGAACTCGGCAATCGCCGCCCGCTCCTCGTACTGGCCAAGGTCAAGCATGGGCCACCGCCACATCGTCGGGGGTCAGGTCGTTGCGAAACTCCCACTGGTAGCCGTCGTATTCCTGGACGCGCCCGTTCGTCAGGACGCGGATTTCGCCACGCTGCCACTTGCTGCGGCTATGAACCGTTGAGAGGTGGGCTTGAGATGGGGCTTCATCCGTCCAGCCCTCTTGGTTCAGCCAAACGGCAGGGTCTCGGGCAAAGCCGCGCGCCACGTCGGGGAAGCGACGCATCGCCCGAACGCCCATCATGATCTGCTCATGCTCGACACCGGCCTTGATGGCGGCGCGGTATTTCGCAACAGCGCCTTTGCGGTTTTTCTTCTGGCCGCCGCGATGGGGGTATTCGGACCAGAACTCATCGAACTCCCCAGCCCCCTCTGGGGGTTTGGGGGTATTGTTTAATTGTTTACCTTGTTCTTTAGTGGCGCGGCTCTGGCGCGGCTCTGGCGCGGTCTCTGGCGCGGTGGCTTCGGTGCCGACCTGATATTTACCGTAATTACAAATGGTTACGATGGTTCTTCCTTGGCGCGCGTCGTGGTGCGTTTTTACGAGAATCGCACCTTCGTTTTCGAGCGCTTTTAGGAACGTGCTGAGGGCCTTCCGGCCCATGCCCGTAGCTTCTTCGACCTGCCGATGCGATAGGCAAACCTGACCCCGAGATAAGGTGACCACATCGCCCTTGACCCGGAACTTCGTCTCTTTCCACGCTGCATTGTGAAGCAGCCAATGCCAAACTCCGACGCGCAGGCCATCACCCTTGAACAGAGCGTGATCCCACATCTGACGGAAGCTGCAAATCCATCCGCTCATGCCGCAACCTCCATGAACCCCGCAACGGCACGCCCAAGGGCGGTGAAGTCGGACGCCATGTGTACGATCACCTCTGCCGACAGGCCCTCGCCCGTAGTGGCCCCAACGAGGTCGATGGCAGTCAGGATGAAGTGAAGGGGCAGAACCCCCATCCCGCTTGATGCCAACGGCCCCTCCTGGCGGGCGATGGCCTCGGCGGCTGTCATGGCATGGGCGATCTTCCTGACCGCCGCGAATTGCGCGTTTGCGCTTTCGATGTACGCCTTCGTAAGATCGCTGCGGGGACCGCCGAAAATATCCTCATCAGACTCAGGGCAGTACGAAAGCCCGACGATCCATTCCCTGACCTGAATCCAAGCCTCGCCCTCACGCAGAGGGCCGTTTGCCTCGATGTAGGATCGGATATTCTGGACGATATATTCGCCGGTGGATTGCACCGGGATGTTGAAAAGCTTGTTCAGCGGTGGCATATCATTACTCATCGCCATTTTCCTTCTGTGTTTGGCGGTCATCACCCGGAGCGTTGGCGCGCTGCCGGGTTTCTTTCTGGGCGAGAGCGGCGACCAGATCGCCAATGCTCTGCCAGTTCGTCTGCGGTGTCTGGGCGTTCATTCCATCACCTCGATATTCACGATGACGCCGCCGTCCCGGCACTTCTCGCCGCGCTGTGGTGCCTGTAGGCGGAACCTGCTGTCATCCACGCGCAGGACTGCCGCGATGGCATCCAGCGCGCCCTTCTGGGCCGTGACGGCATTGTCGTCGTCAAAGCTGCTGACCCTCGACGGCGGGCAGAACGTCAGCGTGACGTGGATCGCTGCGCCCTCTGGGATGCGGGCCAGATGCAGGCCCTTCTCTCGCGCCAAGGCGGTGGCATTGATCTTCTGGGACTGGACCAGCCGGTGGCGCTTGCGCCAGTGCAGGCGGCTGTTAGCCGATAGCTCGGACGTCTTCGCCCACGGAAGCTGGAGCTGTGGCAGCATCATGCCAGCACCTCGATCCATCGAGAGCCGGGGGCATCGTCAGCAATCCGCAGCTTGCCCGCCGCGCTGCCGATGGCCCAGATTTCCAGCACCACCGCGAACGGCAGCCGGGCCGCGTCGGCAATCTCGCGGAACATGCGCTGATCGGCACGTGCCGCCTCAATGAAGGCGCGCTTCTGGTCAGGCGTCGGCGTCATGCAGGCACCCCTCGACCATAAGCTGATGGCGGATCTCGTAGGCGCGACCCTCAAGGAACCGGCGACGGGTGTCGCAGACCTTGCCGCTGGCGATCTGGGCGGTGATGCGGGCCAGCGCGGCGAGGCGCGGGTCCGGTGCCACGAATGACGGGCACCTCATGCCGCACCGTGTCGCGCGGGTGTCGACTTGGCTTTTTCGGCAAGCTTTCCTTGATGTTGGCGGGCGGCGTTCGCATGTGAAGGATAGTTGCCAGATATTTTAGCAAGGCCCTTCCAGTTGAAGGCGTTGCGCGGACAAGGAATGCCCATTTCGATGCACATGCTTTGCAGCACGTCGTACCAGCTCGCCGGGAACACCCCCGACGTGCGCGCCCCGCGAACGGAGTGCGAGGTGACGTTGAGGGCGGCGCAGATAGCGTCGGCTCCGAGCGTGTCGGTGATTTGATGGACTGCGGGCTTGTTCATGCAGCCGATAATGCTAAACTATTTAGCATTCGTCAAGCCAACAGTAGCTTGCTGCGCCAAATGAATTGGCACGATACCATCGTGCACATGAAAGAGGACAAGCCCAGACCGTACGCCGACATCGCAGAGCGCCTAAAATGGCACCGCGAAACGATCCTCAACATCGGTCGGCAGCAGGACTATGCAGATAGCATCGGCGTCAAGAGGTCAGCCCTTTCCCTATGGGAGGCTGGAACTCACAGGCTTTCTCTGGACGGAGCTTTAGCCTTGCGCGCCAAATACGGGCTGTCACTCGACTTCATGTACGAAGGCATTGATGACGCATTGCCCATGACCCTCAGAAACGCCTGGCGCGACAGGCCCTGAGTCAACGCCTCCAGGAGGTCAATCGTCAAGTTTGAAGCGTTCGCGGCCTCGATCAGCGCACTCAGTCGTTCTTCCGTCATCTCACCCTCACCATACGGCAATTCATGCTTAGCAGAACGGATCGTGAACGGGCAACCGCAAGGTGTGGTAGCGCGCGATCTGGACTCGGCAAGATTGCGGCGGCAGGGCAAGATGTGGGCTGGGAATCACGGGCGCGTGAAGGTGACCTGGCGAAAGGGATAGGGGCATGACAGACAACCCGAAATTCGAGGAAACCGAGCAAATTTCGATTGCCGCTCGGGTGGTGCTTGGGCTGCTGCGGCAGCAAACCGAGCATTCTGGCGCGGTCGAAATGAAAGACCTTCCGCACATGCTCTTGATGGCCGCAGACGAGCGCCACAGGCAGGGCGATTATGGAGCTGAGCGGATGCTTTGCGAGTGGGCGGACATGCTGCGGGACTGGAAGGCGTGAGGGCAACCTGACGAAGGGGATAGGGGGTGCCGCTTGACAGGGTATATTGCTTTTGTCGATGAATCTGGATGTGAGGGGGACCCGCAAAAAATCGGTGGATTCGAGTTTCTGAGCCTTGTTGCTGTGGTAGTTCGCAGGCGAAACCTGCAGTGCTTAACTGAAATTTGGGATCGCCACGCAAGGATTGAGCGCAAGCCCTCTGCCTGGAGGTGGCGAGGTTTCAAAGACACAAATTCAGATGCATCCAAATACCTAGCGTCGGAACTGTTGGCTGGCCAGCCATTTCAATTTTCCGCAGTTATTGTGCACAAGCCGAGTCTGCATCGACTAGACCACAAGGCGCAGCATGGCGATCTATATTTCTACGCGACTCAACTGCTCCTAGAGAGGATCAGCTGGATAGTCCGAGACGGCCAACGGCTTAGCGCCGAAGATGATCCGCGCGTCAGGATAGTATTTTCAGAACGAAAGAATACTGCATATGACAAACTAATCGGATATTCATCCAGCGTTAAGCGCGGCTGCGGCCCACGACTGTCTAACACTGAATGGTCGCACATCGACCTTGCCGAGATTAAGCAGATACCTCACCATATCTGTGGCCCTCTTGACGCCGCCGACTTCATCGCCGGATCAATCGCGTCAGCTATAGAGATGAACCGTAAATACGGATTGCTTGATGACCGCTACCTCCTGCCTTTAGCTGGAAGGTGCTACAAACCATCGGGGGGATCGGCCCTGAATAATGGACTTAAACTCTACCCCGCCGACGCTTCGTCGGCCCTACTGTCGGAGGACCGCTTCAGGTGGGTCAGGTCTCACTATATGAAGAAATAGGAGCGGGCCGGTTCCTTCTTTCCCGTGCCCTCAAGTCGCCCGCGAGCGACGGTGGGACAACCCGGTAGGGCACCCGCTCTCTTAGGGATTCTATATCACTCACCACGCTCGCGCAACGATTCTGACCCGCCCGACTCGGCGGGCTTTTTCATGCCGCCAGCACAGCGCTGGCAGGGGCAGGATAGCAGGTGCTAAACCACAAAGCCAAATGGTTTAGCATTTTGTGCTTGCATTGCTAATTTTCTTAGCTCATATTGATCCCATACCGACGACGAACCCGGATCGCCTGAACGGCAGCGCGGATGAGGCTCGGCAACCATAACAAACGGATATGAGCAAATGGACCATCACTTCGACCTCGACCCGGCCCCCTGCCCGCGATTGGCGCAGGTTAACCGCATCAACGCCACGTTCCGCCCTCTGCGCGTGACGCTGGCTGACGCCCTGCCGCAGATGGACCCCGCCACGCTGGCCGCGATCCAGACGGGCGCGTTCAAGCCGGAGGGCCGGTGATGTTCTTTCATCGTGCCCGGCGAATGGAGCGCGTCCTCGATGCGGTGCGCGATTTCCGACAGGAAGCAGCGGTCATTGCCGCCCGCCTCGACCTCGCTGAACGCCTCATCCTCGAACTGCTGGCATGGGCACCCCCTGAAGAACAGGCCCGCATCACCGCTGAATGGGAGGCGTCGAAATGAGCATCCACCCCCGCCACGACGAACTGCACGACTTCTGGCACGAGCATCAGGAGCCGGTGAACCGCAACCGCCTCGACGTGCTGCTGATCGTCGCCGCCTTCTTCATCATGCTGGCCTTTGTGCTGTGGCTGATCTGGGACGCTGTGCAGGCATCCGACGAACTGCCGAAGGCATGCGCTGGCATGACCAATGCCTGGGACTGCGTGGCGCTGCTTCAGGAATGAAAACGGCTGCCGTTGGAGGGCAGCCGCTAAACCCCACCCTACGAAATGGAGTGATCTGATTATGAGCACGACCACGATGATTTTCAAGAGCCTTGCCCTGCCCTCGATGGCGCTTGCCGCAGCGATGCTGTGGAGCGCCCCGGCGCAGGCAAACCTGAACTGCCCGGCTGGGTCCGAGGAATACAACGGCCAGTGCTGGTCACCCAATCCCTCGCAGCCCCCGAGCAATGTGACGGCGACGGGCGGCAACTCGTCCAGCACCGCGACGATTGGCGATGTTGGCGGCGGGACCGCGACGACTGGACCGATCAACGTCAGCACCGGCCCCAGCACCTCGAACTCTGGCGTGACCGGATCCGGCAATTCGGACGTGCGCAACAACGTGACGAACAGGAACGATATCGCCAACACGAACCAGCAAGGCCAGCAGCAGGGGCAATACCAGCAGGCCAGCGCCAACAACTCGATCCGCATCGACAACCGCACCAGGCAGTCGGCAGCGCAGGCCGCACCCGTGATCTTGGGCGGCTATGGTCAGCAAAACTGCTTCGGGGATACCAACAGTTCGGGCCAGTTCGGTGCGTCCATGCAGGTCTTTGGCTGGGGCGTCTCGGCAAACAGCAGCAAGGCAAGCAACGTCTGCGCCGCCTATGCCATCGGCGGACCTGCAATGGCGGTTGGCTACCTTCAGCGCATGGACCCCAACATGCCGCGCCGGGTGACGGTCGAGCAGCCCACGGGCCGACTGACCTGCCCCGCCAGTCATCCTGTTTACGTTCCCGAGAAAGGTTGTCGGAAATGAGCGGGAAGAACGATCAAGTCAACGATGCGCCCGCGTTCCCCGTCACGGCTGGCCAGCAGGTCTATGCGACAGGTATGACCCTGCGCGACTGGTTCGCGGGCCAGGCGCTGGCTGCTCTCATCCAGTCCGGGTGTGAGGTGCGCGTCCACACCGAAGAAGGGACACTTATCCTTCCCATCCGCACGGGTGGGCCTGTTCTGGCTTACCAATATGCCGACGCCATGCTCGTGGCCCGCGAGGCCACCCCATGACCACGCTTTCCGCCTTCGCTGCGATCCTTCTCGCGGATCGCCTGACCAACGCCAGCCGCCGATTGGGCGACTGGTTCACCGCCGAGCGTGGAAGCGCTGACGGCAAGAACGGATGGGTATGATGTTCTACACGTTCAATCAGAACAATACAGGCGGCGCTTTCGACCTTACCGAAGCGCTTACGCATTTCGTGATTGTCGAGGCCGAAAGCGCCGATGAGGCGAACGCGAAGTTGATCGCCCTTGGAGGTTACTTCGATGGATGCAGCATCGGTCGCGACTGCTGGTGCTGCGGTGACCGCTGGTATCCGGCGCGCGAGGGTGAAGGTAGCGACGCACCCGAGGTCTATGACCGACACCCCCGAGACTACGACGCTGGCGAATACTCCAAAAGGTGGATGCCAGCAGGGAAAGAGATTGTCGTCCACCACGAAGGCAAGCCAGCCGAATGGTTCTAACCCCGGCTCCTACGGTGCGCAGCCTCGCGGGGCTGCCATCCATAGCAACCGATGGAGGATGCGATGAAGGAGACGTTCTACCCCAAGGGCTGGCTCTACCTCCACCCGAACGGCATCGAAATGGAGCATGAGGCCATCTTTCGCGTCGAGGCCGAGACGTACCCGCTGGAGCCTTATTCGTGGGGCCAGTCACGCGGTTACGAGACCGAGATCAGCGCCACGCTGGTTCGATTTTCCACCGACCGGACCAGAGAGGACGCGGTGAAGATCGACGGCGAGGCCGAGATAGCGCGCCAGGAGGGACTATTCGCGGAGACCTTCGACGTGAACGAGGCCTTCGAGGACGCAGAGCATGAGCTGGCCGAATATCGCAGCGGCATGCGCGAGGAAATGTGGTGGGCGGCGGAATGATCGACCACAGCAATGCCATTGCCGACCTGATGGCCGAGCGCGAGGCGTTCCCCGCAGCATCGCCCGACTGGCTCTATCGCAGCCGGGCCGCGTGGAAGCTGCACCAGCACCAGATCGGCGTTCCCGCCCGAGACTGGACCGACGAACCGGCTGGCGGTTTTCGCCTGCCCCAACCCCAATACGGAGTCGCAGCAGAATGAACGCGATCAGCCCCATCGGGCACAACAACCCCCCGGATGCGATTGACGAAATCACCGCCCGCTTTGACGACGCCCGGGCCGAGGCTGAGAATTGGCTGGACGGGAACGAGGTGCAGACCGAAGGCCAGATGAAGGCCGTCGACGCTCTGCGCAAGGACATGCGCGAGTTTCGCATGGCGCTTGAGGCCGGGCAGAAGTCGTCCAGCGCGCCGCTATATGACGCCTACAAGGCCGAGCATGGCCGCTGGAAGCCCACCCTTGAGGACGCGCAGCGCATCGAAAAGGGGCTGGTTGCATTGGTCGACAGCTTCAAGCGCAAGCTGGCTGCCGAGAAAGCCGAAGCCGAGCGGAAAGCCCGCGCAGAAGCCGCCGCTGCCCGCCGCGCCGCAGAGGAAGCCGCCCGCGCCGCAGACGCCAGCAACATCGAGGCGCAGCGCGAAGCCGCCGCCGCCCAATTCGCAGCCGAGGAAGCGCAGCGCCGGGCCGTGGCAGCCAGCAAGGACACCGTGAAGGGCCTGCGCACGTTCGAGGTCACGGAAGTGCTGGACCCGCGCGGGCTGATCAACTGGATCGCCAAGAACCGCAAGGACGATCTTGCAGAGTGGATGGGCGACTACGCCCGCCGCAACAAGCTGCACATTCCTGGCGTGGTCGAGACGCGGCAGGAACGGAGGGCCGTGTGATGGATTGGGAAAAGGCATCCGCCGAACTGGCAAAGAAGCTGGACCCGGCGCACGTCAGGCCGCCGAAGAAATTCGGGCCGAAAGGCGACTATCTGGAAGGCTGGCACGTTATGGCCGAGGCAAACCGGATCTTCGGGTTCGGCGCATGGTCCTACACCGTCACCGAATGCAAATGCGTGTCCGAGCGGGCGCGCGAGATCGGGCAAAACAAGACCCCCGGCTTCGGAGTGACCTATACCGCAACGGTGCGAGTCACCATTGGCGATGTGGTTCGCGAGGACGTTGGCGCTGGTCACGGCTATGACGTGGACTGCGGCCTCGCCCACGAAAGCGCGATCAAGGAGGCCGTCACGGATAGCTTGAAGCGCGCGCTGCGTGGCTTCGGCAACCCGTTCGGCTTGGCTCTCTACGACAAGAGCCGCGAGAATGTGGGGGTCGATGAACCGCCGTTCGACGCCGCCGCCGCAGAGGCCCGCATCACCGCCACCATTGGTCGCGCCGCGACCGAGGGCGATCTGGTCAAGCTGTGGAAGCGGGAGGCCGCCACCATCAAGCAGATCGGCGGTGAGGGCGAGGCCCGCATCACCGACGCATTCAAGGCCCGCAAGGCCGAACTCACCCCTGAAATGAAAGGTGCCGCATAATGGCCGATCGTTACAACCTGATTTCCCCCCGCCCCCGCAAGGACGGGAAAACCCATTGGCACACGATTGGATCGGCGTTCCCGCGCGACAAGGGCGGGTTCAGCCTCATTTTCGACAGCCTGCCCCTGCCGGATGCAGAGGGGCGCGTGACGGTGCTGATGACGGAACCGCTGCCCAAGGATGGCCAGCAGCAGCGCGGCGGATCGTCGGGCTACGGCCAGTCTGGCGGGTACGGCGGCGGCGCAGGGGGCGGGATGCAGGGGCGGGATCTGGACGATTCCATACCTTTTTGATGGACTGAATCGTGAACTTGTGGCAAAATATGACGGCAAGCCAAGGTGTTACCAGCACCAAGGCTTGCCTGACCACAGACACGATGATTGGAGCATCGACCATGGCTAATCGCCAGATACCCGAACACCGGGTTTCCTATCAATGCCGTACGTGCGAACGGGACTGCGCGCCCGAAGACTTCTATGTGTCTAGCAAGACTCAGTGCAAAGAGTGCGTAAAGGCGCGCGTCCGAGAGCGTGCGAGAACCAACCCTTCCGTTCAAGAGTACGACCGGCAGCGCGCCAAGTTGCCCCACAGGCGCAAGAATAGCACCAACGTCACCAGCCGTTGGAGGGCGCAGAACCCGGATGGGTACAAGGCCCACAGCGCTGTGTCTAACGCTATTCGCGACGGAAGATTGAAGCGTGAGCCTTGCCTGTTTTGCGGCACGGATCGGGTGCACGCCCATCACCGGGACTATGCGCGCCCGCTGGATGTGATCTGGCTGTGTCCGAAGTGCCACCACCGGCTGCATGCCGCTTTTCCCGAGACTGAAGGCTCGAACAAGAGGCTTTCCAAATGACCCACAAGACCGACGATATCCTGCAGGTGCTGCACGGGCTGATCGCGATGTATCCCGAGCGGGCCGACGATGTGGACTGGCTGGCCGCCGAGGCGGGCGACACGCATGGCATCGATCCCAAGGCCGCGCGCCGGGTCTATGACCAGCGCCTGCGTATCTCGGGGGCGTGCTGATGGCCCGCATGGACGCGCCCCCGAAGCCAATGGCCCACATTTTCGCTGGTCGGCTGATGCCCCTGACGGCTTTCGACGCTGAGGCATTGGGGGCGTTTCCGCAGGGCACAGAGTTCACGCTGACCGCGAATACCAAGCGCAGTCTGCCGCATCACCGGACCTATTGGCGGGCGCTCGACAAGGCCGTCAAGGCAACGGGCCGCTGGCAGTCGCGGGAGGCCCTGCACACGGCGCTAAAGGTCAAGCTGGGGCGCGTGGAGCCGATCTTCGACCTGCGCGGCAATGTCATCGGCATGAAGCCAGACAGCACGGCTTTCGACGCAATGACACAGCAAGAGTTTCGCGGCTTCTTCGATGAGGCGATGGCCGCGCTTTCAGAAGCAATCGGGTACGACGCCCTAGCATGGATGGAAGAAGCATGATGCCCCGACCGTCGCGTCATGTCGAAGATCCAGCGCCCATCGCGGCGGCCTGCGTCGGCAAGGAGGCGTTCGACAGCCCCAAGCTGGCGCATGAGGTCTGCAAGCGCCGGCGGCGGCTGAAAGGCCCGCAGGACGTCTACCGTTGCCCCTATTGCCGCGCTTACCATATCGGGAGGCCCGCATGAGCTTCCACCGCGTCCCGCTCGGGCTGAAAGAGGGCAAAGGCAAGACCCGCCGCGACCCCAAGACGCGGGCCGAACGCAAGCACATGGAGGCGGTTGCCGGGCTGCCCTGCCTGGTCTGCGGGGCGTGGCCGGTGGAGGTCCACCACGAGGGGACACCGCGCAGCAACATGCGCGTCCTGCCTCTCTGCCCGCGCCACCATCGCCGCGAATACGGGCCGGGCGCATATCACTATTCCAAGGGCGCTTTCTACGCCGCCCACGGATCGAGCGAGGCCCTGCTGCTGCGGGTGTCGAAGATGCTGCGAGCGGACGAGGACGACCGCTTGAGCCATTGGTTTTGATTGCTCGCCGCGCCCTGCCTGTCTCGGGCGCGGACAACTGGCCCCGGTGGTTTCGGCCATCGGGGCGCTTTTAAGGAGGGATGAATGAGGCCGTACACCCCCGCAGGGCTTGCAGAGCATTGGGGATGCAGCGACGAAAAGATCCGGCAGATGTGCAACGCCGGGACGCTACGCTACTTCAAGATTGGCAAGCACTACCGCATCCCCGTGGACGCAGTTGAGGAATACGAATGCAACAGTTCAGAATTGGCAGGCTCAACGGGCGCTACACCGTTGCCTGGAACCTCGCGGACGGTCGGCGGCGGCGATTTCGTCTTGAAGCACGCACACGAAAGGAAGCTGAGGCGGAAGCACTAGACGTCATTCGCAAAGAGACGATGACAGCCAGCGAGGGAACGGTTGCTGATATGTGGCCGCTCTATCTCGCTGAACGCGAGGGCCGCAGCGCATCGTCTACAATGCGTTCGACCGGGAAGACCCTGCTGCCCGCATTCGGCCACCTGCGCCCGGATCAGATCACCGTGCAGGACTGCCGGGACTACGGGCAGCAGCGGATGGACGCGGGCAAATCTCAGGGTACGGTCTGGACCGAGCTTGGGCACCTTCGGATCGTGCTGAATTGGGCGGCGAAGAAAGGGCTGATCGAGAAGGCCCCGCTGATCGAGTTACCGCCGAAGCCCGCGCCGAAGGATCGGTACCTCACGCGCGCCGAGGCAATCCGGCTGGTGAACGCGGAGGCCGAGCCGCATGTACAACTGGCGATCAAGCTCATGCTGGGCACCGCCGGGCGGCAGGGTGCCATCTTGGACCTGACATGGGACCGGGTGGACTTCCGCCGTCACACCATTGACCTGCGCGTCGAGGGCGGCGGCCCCCGAAAGGGCCGGGCGCTGGTCCCGATGAATCCAATGCTGCACGAGGCGCTCACCGAGGCCAAGGCAGCGGCGCTGTCAGACTACGTGATCGAGTGGCACGGCAAGAAGGTGCAGAGCATCCGAAAGGGCTTCTCGCGCGCGGTTGCGAATGCCGGGCTGAAGGACGTGGGCATGCACACCTTGCGCCACACAGCCGCTGTGCACATGGTCGAGGGAGGCACGGACATTGCCGAGGTTGCGCAGTTTCTCGGGCACTCGAACCCGTCGATCACATTCCGCGTCTACGCCCGGTACTCACCAACGCACCTGCGCCGCGCGGCATCGATTCTGGACTTCTCAGTCGGTTCGGAAAAGTCGCGTTAG